AGAGGGCCATAACGGCGCTCGACCATATGGTATATATGATCAGCAGCAGACCAATAACCTGCACGATGGAGAGAGTTTGACAGCTCTACCCACGATACAAGTTCACTTGCGTTTCTGAAACCACGATGAGACCATTGAGTCCGTAAACGGATGGGTGTGACTTCGACGCCTCTATAGGCGTCGCACCCGCAGGATTCTCGAAAGAATCCGCTCATGCAGGACTTAGCTTCGTTGAATTTTAATCCAACGAGAGGAAAGAACTGCAAGATAGGCGCACAGTCTTCGCGCCTAACTATGATATCATCGCCGTATACAAACACGGAGGCATGAGCTCTTGCCCATGCCCGTTCGTCGACCTTACTAGGGTCGTATCCACCCCTCTGTTTCCAGAGAGATAGATAGTGTGTATACAGCACGGCCACAGCTAGTGCAAAGAAGCAGAGAGCTTCAATAGGAAAGCATACTGCACTTCCCATCGGAGCAAACTTGCTCAAATGCACTACCCTACCATCAGGCAACCGCGTATACTCACTCCGAGAGGCTATCAAAGCCTCCAGGAGGGAGGTACCCCGAAACAGGTTTTCCACCAGTTTCAGGGAAACGCGGTCGCTTGCATCCTTCATATCAAGAGTCGCGAGATTCCCATCTCGCGAACCCAACAAGGCAAGCCCTCTATTCACAGTCTGGTCCGTAAAATTTACGTGACCAGCGGTGAGAGGGTGGCTTTCGATCCATGGGTACAAAGCCCTTTGGATCCCTTGTTGAATCCACTGCAATTCGAGTGGCTCGCATGATATGAGTCGAGGACCTCGGGAATCCTTTGGCACGAGAACGACTTTCGCCGTTCCGTGTTCGAGGACTTCTAGGGACTGGATCCAATCCAATTGATCTGCTACTTGGGATAACCCAAGAACGAAGTATTCCGTGAACGGAAATACTCCTTCGACGTGTCGATAGAGTCGGGAAAAGTTTGACTTTTCTCCCACCTCTTCGCCCGTCGCAACAGATCCAGGGCCATGCCGGGGAGTGATATCCCTAGCAATAAACCCAGCAAAAACGCGACTAATAAATAGGCGCGCAGATGCGAGGATAGGATCCACAGAGGCTGGGAACTCCAAAGAATGGAGTTCGACCTCTGTCGAGATGAACGATTCAATAACCGAATTTTCGGTTTCTTTATCATATGGTAGACTTAACTTGTACATGAAGTACAAGAACTGCCGCACGTGCCGCAATACGATTATGTCAGGATCACTCCTGACATATCCATCATCCGTGAAGATGAGCTCTAACAACCACCCTAAAAATAGGGGAATTGACGTTCCGGCCTTCAATCGAAAGCCACGAACGAGTAGAGGTTCA